AGCCTCATTAGCTGCTTTCATTTTTTCAACGATCTCAGTAGCAGATTTTACTGAGGCCTCAATTGATTTTAATTCTTCCACTTTTTAGGAATTTAGTTTGTAAATAAAATTGTTTATTGTATGCTTCAGGTCACTTACATCAATAAACGGCTCCTTAGTTTCTGCAACTGCTTGTGCGGGTTGCTCCACAACAGGAGTGGCCTCAGTAGATAAGAGTGACTTAATTGCCTCATTTACTTGTGCAAAGCGAATCTCAATAAATTCAAAAGCCTCATCAGTATATCTACCATCTTTTAGGCTCTTAATTAATAGATTCAACTCTTTGCTTAGTTTTTCGTGTTGGTCTGTGATTTCCTCTTTAGTTAGGCCTTTGCCTACTGTCAGAGTTGGTGTGTTAGGATTTGCTCCCCATAGTACAGCAGAACCTTCAAACAAAAGGATTTCCTTGATTAAGTTATACTCCTCAGCTTGTCCTTTCTGTTGTGCTTCAGCCTTAATAGTTCTAAACCCTACAGAGTGTTGGTTGATATGCCCTGACTTGTAAAATTCAAGGACATCATTACCCCAGGTTGTGTTAGGTACATCAGTAACTCCAACAAGGTAGTCACCCTCTACATACAACTCAGAGAACTTACCAATGGCACTCTTTAGGCTTGGGTTGTGGTCTGTTAGATGCCAAATCAAATTAGCACCCTTAGGACCTCTTTCAGCCATAGTCTTATTGTAAGCACCGTGGTCAATGACATCATTGTCAAAGTCCTTAGAACCCATCTGACTAATGGCCACCTTTACTTTCCTTGAAGTTTCTGATACATCTCTTACTGAGTCTGCTATCAACTTCTGTTCAAAATATCTTTTCATAGTTTCTTTCATTTAGGGAGGGTTAGGTCTGGTTCTTATTTCATTGTTGCAGTATTGGCTATTGCCACCTAATCACCTCCCAAATTATGTTCTGATTAGTTGTCCTCTGCTATCTCTTTTAGGCACTACTATATAACTACACCTACAGTTTATCACCATTGCTGCTGATCCACCAGGTGCTAAAGGATACTCAATTTGCTCACCACTTCTTGGGTCTGTAAAGTCATCACCGAAGTCAACAACTTGTCCATCCATATGGTAGTGGTCCTTAGGTTGCTCAGGTTTAAAACCCCTTGTCCTTGCATCTCTAAAGGCAATCCACTCTTTTACCATTTCATAGTTAAACCCTGATGCTGCCGCTTTTACTCCTGTGTTTGCTGCCCTTCCTACCTCTGTTCTGATTATTCTTTCAGCTTGCATAGCAGTAAAGCCTGACTTCTCAAATACCTTGATAATCTCATCTAAGGTCAACTCTTTGGCTATAGCACTTTGTAAGACTAAGATTAAATGATTCCTAAGTGTCTCTGAGGTTTTTACTACTGCATATTGTAGTAAGGTCTTTTGTAGTTCATCTTGTATGAACTTAATCCATCCCTCATCTCTGCCTATCCCTTTCTGTGCTATTTCCCTTCTTATTTGCTTATAGGTCTCATTAGCATAGTAAACCCCTACTTTTTTGTAGATGTCTGAGATTGGCTTATTTAGGTCATCACTCCATAGCTTAGTTCTAAGCTCCACAAGTGTTTGCCTTGCACCTTTCCTTTTTAGTGTACCTATCAAAGAACTAACAACCTTATCTAATGACCTTTTAACCTTAGGGTAAAATTGACTGCCAAACTTCTTGTTGGTCCGGCTGTACTTCTTTGCCCATTCTGTTCTCTCTTTGTTGGTCATTTAACCTATCTCTTAAAGCCTGTCTTTTGGCTTCCATTTTCGCTTTCAATATTGCACAGCACCTTTCCTTTTTGGTTATAGGATAAGTCCGTTTTATAATATCCTCAATCATCTATTTCCTCATCCATTTCCTCTGAATCAGGACTTTCATCTTCTAACTCACCACTTACATCCTGTGTTAGTCCTGGAGTTGAATATTCACTTAATGGCATTCCATCTTGTGTAGTAATCCACGGTTCATCAAAGAGGTCATTGTCTATTCTTTCAAGACCTAACAACATTCTCTGCTCATTAGGACTAAGTGTTTTAAGGTCCTTAATCCAAGTTGACTTATTAGCCACATCCTCAGCAAGCTCAGTAAATACTGTATGGTCAAAGTCAACATAAACATTCTGACCCTTATATCCCCAATCAGTTTGGAGTTTACGGTTAAAATGGTTTCTAAAGGCTACAAGGGCAGGGATAGCACAGCGAGCTGTAAGGGCTTTCTCAGCTTCTCTAACATTGTTATAGGTTGAAGTGTCTGCATCACCCATTAACTGACTTGGCACTCCATAAACAGCCGCAAATCGCTTTAAATCCCATTTCTCTGAGTCTATGATAGAAAGGTCAACAGGACTAAGGCCAACCTCTTGCCAGCCCATCTTATATCCACTCACTCCAATTCTACCCCAATTCTCTGATCCTACCCACTCACCTTTGCCTACAAGTTTCTGCTTAATAGCTTCTACTTGCTTTCTTGTGTCCATAGGATCAACACCATTAGACAGGACTCTTGGGTCATCCACATAAAGGACACCCTTAACACCCTGATTCTCTAACATTGCGGCTGATGCCTTAATAGCTGAGTTGGACCGGCTTAATCTTCTTAAAGCTGCTTTCAATGGACTCATACCATAAAGGTGAGCACCATTGACATCCCAATCATAATTCTGGTACTTATCGTGCAAAACCTGAGCCTTAGGGAAGTAAGCATCCGAAAGGTTTGTCATTACATAACCCTGCTCAATGATTGGGAATCTATTTGTAGTTGCTATGATTGATATCTCTTGATAAGGCAAGTTGTGTAGTTGGAAAGGCTTGCCTTGATTAGCACCTAACTCCAACATCTCAGCCCAAACCGTTCTACCCCCTGTGATTAACTTCCAGCCTGTAGAGTTACTAACAAGGTCCTGGAATGTTTCATATTCATTAGGGTATCTTATAAGCTCAGAAAGCCTATCTACATAAATAGGCTCTAATGCTTTCTTTCTAAACTTAATAGCTTTCTTATAGTCTTGGGTGTTTAGGTCTTTCTTACGCATTAAACCTTCATAAGACTTAAATGCTTCCTCATCAACTATCTTGTAAACACCCCACTCAGGTAGTCTTACCTTATCTGTGATAAGAGTAACTGCTGTATAAATAATGTCATTGACTTGATAGCCATCAATGATATAATTCTTTCTGTTGTCTGCAATTCCTACATAAGTACCACCCATCATTGTGTAGGATGCAAAGGGCTGACCAATGGGCATCATAGGCATTGCCTTCCCTGTCAGTACATTCCAAGCATCTTGTATCTTGCCCATTTTATGTCTTTACCAAGCCATTACTTCAAACTTAGGCTTGTTTAGTTTTGTAAATATTGCATACCTCATAGCATCACAACCGTGGTCCCACATCTTTACCGGACTCTCATCAGGGTGGACTTTACCATCCTTATCTGTTTTCCACTTGTATGATCTAATCTCTTTTATTAGGTTGGTTGATTCAGGTGTTATTGTTAGGGGTTGGCTTTTAACCTTTTGAATCCCAGCATAGACATCTTTCTCAGCTGGCTTTGCGTTAAATCCTGCCCTTACAAGTTCCTCAATCGTTTTAGGCTCTGCTGCATCACAAAATATCTCATCTGACCTTTTTATATCTAATGTCTTTAATCTTTCAATCAAGTCATTAGTTGTTAGCTTAGTCTCGTATAACATTTCGTGAGCGAAGGTTTGATTCTCTTTAAACCCTACCTTAATCAAGGCAGTTGGTACAGAGTAACCAAAGTCTAAGCCATAAACCGTTTCTGTGTCATCAGGGAATTGACCTACCTTCCAATGAGTGTAGATTATCTCCTGACTCTTACCCCTTTCCCCTAGTCCAAATACTTTCCAAAGATTCTCATCTGCATCTTTCAAACTTTCAATCTCAGCAATCTGCTCTTTTGGTAAGAATGGATTGTCTTTGTAAGTAGAGTGTATTAACAGATTGCCCTCTTTGTCTGCCACATCATAGACCCAACTCGCTTCATCAACAGGGTTGAAGTCTAAGAATATTGTCTTAGTAGTTCGTAGTGCTAACTGCTGGTAAATAGAGTGGGGAAGTAGATTTGCCTCATTAATAAAGAGAATATCCCTTCCTGGACCTCGAACCTTACCAGAATCTTCAGCACCAAAGAACTCAATGTAAGAGCCATTTGGATAGTGGTAAACATTGTCAGTCTTATTAAATGCCTCATCTGAGTAGATGCCTGCATCCTCTAAGATTTGTAAAATATCTCTCCTTGCACCTCTTTTTAAGTGAGGCAGGGAAGGACTGACCACAGAAATCGTAACCTTTTCCTTGTGCGGTATGTAAAGAGCTAACAACTGTCCTAAAGAATACGTCTTGCCCGATCTTGTAGACCCTTGGTTAGCAATAACCCTGAATATCCTTTGGTCATAAGCGTCTTTATTCTTTTCAAAGACATTTGTATATTTAACTTTGACTGTCTTCATTGACAGCCTTTTCAAATATTAAATTAACACCACCCGAATGATTAAGGTCCACGGTTTGCTTTGACTTACCGTAAGCCCTATCTAACAACACCTCAGCAGCTCTCACATCTCCTTTAGCTGCCTTTGCCCTTAAAGCCATTAGTATAGCTTTAGCGGCTTCAATTCCGTCTTTATCTTCTCCAAGTACATCGGCTAGTAGTTCATCCAGTTTAGGTAGCTTTTTTGGTCGGCCTTTATTTTCAGGCTGATTCTCACTACTAAACTGAGTGGCAGGGTTTCCGCTTTTACCTTTCTCAAATGGCATATTCCGTAACTACTCCGTTTTTCTTTATAATTAAGCTAGGGTCTAACTTTCTCATCCTATCTACTATTACTTGGCAGTATTTAGGGTCTAACTCCATTCCGTAGCATTTTCTTTTAAGTTGGTGTGCTGCTACCATTGTAGAGCCTGAGCCGAGAAACGCATCATAAATACCGCCTTTTAATTTAGACATCTCAATGCATCTACTCATACATTCTATTGGTTTTTGTGTAGGGTGTTTCCCAAGCCTTTCTGAAGATTGATTTATAGGTCTAATAAACCATATTACTTTCTTACATTTATATGAAACCCAAAGAGATTCAAAAGCACTGCCAAAAACTTTGTTTTCTTCTTCTGAATGCCTTTTAGCCCAAATTATTTGTGTTCCACTCATCCATTCTAAAGAGTTTACGAAATAATCTCCACCCCAAATGTATTGTTCCTTAGTTCCGCTTATTGATATAACATCAGTTAAATCAAACTCTTTATCATCCCCTTTTATTTTTTCATATTTTGTAGTTGTGGCACCCATTTTCGAATAATCTGTGTCTAAATCTATTCCATATGGTGGGTCCGAAACCATAATATCTGCCTTTTGACCATTCATTAGCTTTGCAACTTGGTCGCTATCTGTACTATCTCCACAAAGTAATCGGTGTTCGCCTATCTCAAATAAATCGCCTAAAACTATGTCTGTTTCAACTTTTTCAGGTACTTGAAACTCATCTTCTTCAGCTTCCAATACTTTTGGTTCGTAATCAGGAATATCTAAACCCCAATCGGTTAGCTTTTCCACATCCCATTCATTAGTCAGGACATCCCACTCCCATTCGCCAAAGCCTACATTGTCTTTGATGATAAATTCTTTCTGTTGTTCGGGTGTCAAAGAACTTGCCTTTATTATCGGCACTTCGGTCAGTCCAGCTTCAATACAGGCTTTTAACCTCATATTTCCACCTAAAACGACCATCTCATCATTTACAACTATCGGTCTAATTTCCAACATCTGAGGGAAGTCCTGGATGCTTTTTACAAGTTTTTTAAACTTATCATCCTTAATTACTCTCGGATTGTCTTTATTTAGCCTTAGTTCAGTCGTTGCTGTGATCTGAATTTGTGGCATTTGTATTTTTTATTAGTGTATTAAAAAAAGCCTCCAATCCCGAAAGACTGAAGGCTTGTTTCTATTTTTACACCTTAAAATTCACCCCCTAATATACTAAATTTATTCCATATAACAAAATATACTTATTCACATAAGTCCCAAGTGCTTAATATTTGGACCATTTCCAACATTACTCCTTGACCTCCTTTGCACTTTAGAATGTGCATTCCATCCTGTTCTTTAACCTCTTTTGAGGCATCTGAAGGGCAAAAGACAAATCTTGCTTTATTTAGCATTGGAATATCCCAGCCTGAGTCTCCTATGGCTATATCATAATGAAAAGGAATTTCCTCTTTGTTTCTGAGGACTATTAACTCAGCACCTGACCTTTTAAGATACAAGTCTGATCCTGGCCAAGAGGAAGCTGTCACTATGTGTACTTGAAAGCCCATAGCCAAAAGCTCTTTTATTGCTCCTAAGTCCTTATTGTTAAATGACTTAATGATTTCCCCTTGATGGTTAACCCATATCTTGCCATCAGTTAGAACTCCATCTACATCTACACAGATTGTCATAAGTTACTTTTTTACTATCCAAATGTACCAAACCTTTCCACCTATTTCCTTTTGGATGACTTTATAAGGGTCCTCACTAATTGTTTCTATTAAGCCATCACCTTTTTTTAATCTTAGTAAGTAGTCTTTTCTGTCATCCCAAATCTCCTCTACAAATATGTCATTTTGGTGAAAGCCTTGCCAATTCTCAAAAGTTGCCTCATTTTCAAATCCTTGAATGATTAGATACCCTCCAGGTTTTACTGCTTTAAGTAGGCTTAAATAGGCCTTATAAGGGTCCTGAGTGTGGTCAAGGGCATTGCTTATATGTACAATGTCATATTCATTTTTAAATGGTAGCTCCTCAGCAGGAAAAGCCATAGGAGGATGGACCTTGTGTCTGTCATAGTCAAAAATAAGCCTGTAAAGGTCACCTAATGGGTCAACAGCCCTAACATTTACTAAGCCATTGAGAATAGACACCACTCCTGATCCAACATCCAACACAGTTTCGTGTGGAACACTTTTGATAAAGTCTGCCACCTCTTGGTGTAGCTCTGGAGTTTGTATTTTCTTTAGCCATCCGCTTAGGAATCGGTCTGTCTTTACAAATTGTTGCCAAAAGGCAAGTTCGTGATAAATTCCTTTGAGTTCTGTGTGTGTCATATATTTCAGTTGTCAAGTAATTCTTTACTACTTAGGCCATAGTTTAGTTGTCCAATCTTTCCCATATTTTTCAGTCATATGTCTTTGACTTATGGGTGTCCAATAGTTTCTTAATTGGCTTCTTATTGCTCTTATAGGATGTCCTTCTTTGTTTCTTAAATAAGTGTGACCAATCTGTGTGCCATAGTGTACCCCTACTCTATATCCTTTTTCTTTTACTCTATAACACCAATCCAAATCCATATAGTAATAAGCCAACATCTCATCTAATGGGTTGTCACTAAATACCTCTGCATTAACCATAGGGGCTGTCCACTCTACAAATGGTGTTTCTTTAGTGCCTTGAAAGTCTTTTATAGGCCATTGGAATCTATGATCCGAACTTGGCATAGAAGGGTGTAGGGCAGCCCATTCACCTTTAGCCATTTCATAGGCTAATTTATGTGGTAGCTCAGGGTCAAATGTTATGTTTGAAACAAACCATAGATAATCTGCTTTCCATAAAGGGTCCATAAGGATTGAGTTGTAGGCTCTTGACATATTACCTACACCATCCCTACTAACTACCTCAAAGGGTAGGTCTGTCTCTTCAACACATTTGACTGTTTGTTGAAAGTCAGGCTCATAGTATTCTAAAAGAACAATTAAGACTCTTGACATATGATTTGATTGATTTGTTGCATCCAATAATCCCAGGTGTGTGTCTTTACATATTCTCTTATTGCATCCGCCCTTAAATCCAATTGCTCCCTATGTGCTAAAGCAAACATTGTGGCATCATACAATTTATCCACCGAATACCCTACTTTGAATGAGTTAGTTTCATTTAAGTCATCATCACCCTCAATGATTGCTCTTATTGTTAAAGTACCTTTTGTGCCTGCTTCTAAAGGAGCTGTTGACCTTGCATCATATTTAGTGGCTTTGAGTAAAAGAGTTGTCTCCTCATATAGCCTATTCATTGTTTGTAGATCAGGTTTCACTACAAACTCATCAAAGATTCTGTCTTTAGGTTCCTTTAGTCCAAATCCTTTTATTGTGTACCCTTTTTCTTTTAGAATCTTTCCTACTTGTATAGCAAGTCTTTCTGTGTCTTTGGTGTAATTAGTAGGCTCAGGTGATTCTAATAGGATTGTCTTATAGTCTTTAGGCTTATAAGATATTGGAAAGTCATTTAAGTTAATTCCATTGCCTACATAATGAATTGGTCTTGTTCTATGAAATTGATGCTGTAAGACTCGGATATTCCATTGGCTGATTGAGATGATAGGATGATGAGTCTTATATAAGGCTATCGCATTATTAAAAAACTTAGAATTTGTTGGGTTAAATAAATGCTCCAACATTTGTAAGAATACAAACTTTTTAGGCACATCTTTATCTAATAGAAAAGCACCGTGAGGACTTGTGACTATTAAGACATCAGACTTAGCTATAAGATTAGTGGTGTTTACTATCTTACATTTTATCTCTTGCAAAGTGCATCTCAATGCACCAGCTTGATTGTATAGTACAACCCTATGTCCAAAACCTTCTAAACGGTTTGCCCATTCATTGATTACTCTTATCCCTCCGTGGGGTGAGTTAATGTTTGGACTTTGGATAAATATTCTCATAGGTTTCTTTAATGAAGTAGATGACCGATACCAAAGCATATAAAGTGTAGGCTATTGTTCCATAGAATAAATAGTGCTTAATCTTCCAAATTACTTTTCCCATTGTGATTTGTTTGGATATAGTTGATTAATAAATACCTTGAAGTCATTATTGACTGCATAGGAGCCAATAGAGAAAAATAGTTTGTTGTAGGTCTTGCCAATCCACTCATTAAGAGAATAAAATCTGTTAATCTTCAAATCTTCCATTCTTTCAAAGGGACCATCCTCATTTTTAGTATAAGCTGATTTTATGACAAATTCTTGCTTCCAAGGTAAGTGTATTAGTTTAGCAAATCTGTGCTTGTTGTAAATAATAGGGGTGTGGATGTCTGTGTAGTAGTTATTCTTTCCAGGTAAGTTGTTTGTATTGGTAATGGCTTGCTTATAGAGTCCTGTAGCTTTATGGGCATAATAGTGGCAGTTTTGGTCATACCAAAACTTAAAGTTTTTAGTGTGTAATGGCTTTAAAAGAAAGTGGTCATCATTCCAAAATATAAAGTCATCTGAGTCAATCCACTCTGATCCAGTAACTATCTTTT